GGTTGACTCGTCCGGAATAGTCCATCCGTTCGGTTTCACGATATAGGACTTCTGGGTGATAATCTCGTTCGTGTTACTCTCCACAACGAGCCATGAAATCGAAACAACATGAGGCCAGTTGTCCTTCTGCTGAATTGCCTGTGCCCTGTTCTTTGGGAGTCCAGTAGTCTCAGTATCGAAAACGAGAACCTTCATTCTTAATGATGGTCTGAATTGTTAGTACAAGCAAAATCCATTTTAGGCGAACGTCTTTTTGGTTTGAAGGATCGCGGAAATCCATTGTGGCACATTCGTAGTCAATTGCTGGACGAGCGATATATCGTGAGGAACTTTGGCGTGGATATCGAGCGTCGTGCTTTCGCAAACGAACATCATCGCATTCATGAGAAACGGTATGCGGTTCTTGAGAACTGAAGGAGTCCAGCGCAAGCAGTGGAGTTTGAAGAGAGCATCCATATACGGTTTCAAAAGTCCTGCTTGGGGCGACTCGTCTGCTGCCTTCAACACGACTTCCCAAAGCATCCATAATACGTTGTGAGAATAGGCGTCATCCACATAGGGATTCGGACGAGCATTACACAAAAAATCCACCTTGTTTTGCTTTTTGAACTGCGACGCGTATTTAAGCATCCATGCGGTCCAGTAAAGGGCACGTGTAAGATCACGAGTTTCAGGGCGCAGACAATACACTAGTTCGTTCATTGGGACGTAGATTTCAAGCGGGTCGTCTTTCAGAGATACGGAGCGACCGTAGTTCGCAGACGGTGCTTTCAAAGATTCCTGAATCGTCAAGTGCTGGAAATCATGTTCCGGTTTGATTTTCGGGAATGGCGGCAACTTGTTCTTTCGGCAAAAGGCAACTGTTGCGGCAACTTCGCAAACGAGGGTGCGCACATCGCGATTATTACGAATACCGGTCATTGCCAGCGTAGAATACTGCTGCTCGTATGTGGAAAAGAGTTCGTATTTTTGGACCAAGTATAAGAAGACGTTTGGGGCAGCACGATTGATGTGTTTTGCGGCAGATTCAAACATTGTGTGCCACATGGAATGAACGAGACCAGAACATAATAACTCTAACACCCAGTAACATGTGTAATCCGCATGTCCGAGTTTGATGTTCTCGTCGATAACCTTGTATACGTGCGTCCTCAGATGCCCTGAGAACGTGAATTTTTGAAAGTCCGCAATTGTGCGCGGGTCATGAATATCCATTGATTATTCTCGCGGAGAAAGAACTTGATTATTTAGCGACGGGAACAGGAATATTCATACGAGTCACTGGGTTCCCTATCGGCATAGAAGTTCCCGGAAACTTGAACCCTGCGTATTTAAGTCCGTAAAACCCGATGGTAATTCCAACAGCAAGAACCGCAATAACAATGCCTGCGATAGCACCCCCAGACAGACCACTGCTTAAAACTTTGTAACTTTCATTAATAGTTTCGTTGACCCCCCCTGACATGTTATTCATAATGTCATTCATACCTCCAGACCTATCGACAGTTCCTTTGCTCATATTCTCGGCACCATGAATTTGGGTTTGAGATTCTAATTTTGTAGGGTCGGCGTTATACAACCAGCACGCCCCTTCAGTTTTCATAAATACGAATGCCGAACAGTTTTTATCAGAGCAGCATTTGTCTCCACACTCTATTGCTGTGTTGGCATTATGCTTCGAGTCAGGTTGAAACCGTTCAGGAGGGCCTGTATTAACTCCTTTATGCGCCCATATTCCTCCGCTTAGTTCGGATACCTTGCACGGAGGAGTAGACATCATTCCAAGACCCATAGTTGAAGCAGCAGGATTCGCGGATGCAGTAGCAGCATTATCAGGCGTAGTAGTGACTGCGTAACATGCCTTTCCTTTTCCTGGAGCAGGGTCTCCGAAAACCTGGTTAGAGCACATAATCGTATCTCCCGGTTTTGCGTCTTTGTATGTCCATTTATCGTCGACACCATACTTCACCTTTGTCGCGCCTGCTGGAACTTTGCCACCCCCGTTCTCGTCGGCAATTTTCACTGCAGTTTCAAGAGTTTCGTGGGGTCTGGTAAGAACTAAATATGCAATAAGTGCGAGCGCGAGTCCCACAAGTAAATATGGGTTCCTCCGTTTCATTTAATAGTCATCAACAGTTTTATAATAGTTTAGCGGGTGCACCAATAGACGGGATTGAAGTTCCAAGGGCCGGTCTTGAAGGTCCGAAGAATGACGTATATAGGAAATAGATCACCATAATTCCTACCGTAATTGCTCCGGCCGTGATTAATGCGATGGAGGTGATGGATGTCGCATCTCCCAGTGTCGACCACACATTGGCAACAGTGCTATCAGCAAGACCTTGTGCTTTGTTCCCAAGAGTTCCTATCGCAGAATTTTGAACGATGGTTCCTGCAAATGCCTGCGCAATAGAAGCAACCATGGTTCCGCCTCCCTTCTTCAAGAAGCAGTTCTTGTTTGCGCCGTTATACGTGTACTTCGTGCAATCCTTGTTTCCGCAGCATGCCGTCGCACACTCTTCGGCACTATTGGAAGTAACCCTTGCAATGTCTGTTGCGCCAGACCAGTCCTTTCCAGGAGTCGCAGGAGGTTTCGAGCAACTTGCCGATAAGGAATCTACAACACCTGTTACGGCGGATCGCAAAGTCGAACTGACCGTTTCAAGACCGCTTGTAAGACCCGAAGGTGTTCCAACTATCACTGAAGCTGCCCCCAATGTCTTCTTCTCGGCAAGAAGTCTTTGCATCGTGGGGTTATCCGAAGAACCGTCGTCCTTGAATCCAACGGACTTCATATACGCGAGGTCCTTGTCGACTTCTGCCATTGTCCGAGCAGGAGCATCGAGTCCCTCTCGCCGAGTTTTTACGATATAGAGTACCATTGCAAAAACAATGGCTGCGACGATATAAAGGTTTCCCTGGTTCATTTAATAGAGTTCAACACATTTATTCCAGCAACTCAAGTCTTTGCGACCGTTTTTACATCGGGGTCGCCAAATACCTTAATCATTCCACCACGGACAGAATCTGTTATTCCACTCCAAATACTTCCAGGCGTAATGCTCACTTTACTTTCTGCTGCTTTACCATTCAGGAACATCGCGTATCCGAACCCGACAACAATACATCCAAACCCGGTAGCATGGACATACGGAGAACCTCCCATGACAGAATACACTGCTACGACAACGATTAGAGTCAAAGCAAGAACCTGTAACACAAGTGTCTTGCTCGTGCTAGACTTCAATTGTGCCTCCCGCTTGTTGATCTTTACCTCAAGTTCGCTGGCATGAGAATTGAGTTTCTGGACTTCGCCCTCGTTGGTCGTCAGCATGTTCTTGTAGGTTTTTGCGGTGTCCGTAAACATCTTTCCATTGATTGACTGAATCGTCTTATCGCTGTACTCGCTCTTCAAATGCGATACAATGATTTCACGCTGAGAATCTACAGGTTCAAGACCTTTATATGCGCCTGTATCCCCTCCGGGACCTCCTGCGGTTTTTATAATTGAATTCGCGTTGTTCGTGATTGTCGCGAAGTCCATTATTTAACCCACACGGAAAAATGACAGGCGTCCTCCCTTAATAGCAGTCAATTGAAGGACTCCACCACTGCTGCCGCGCGTGTGCTGTCCATCCACAACAATACCTACACCTTTGCGTCCGCTAGGGTTCGACAAACCATCAAGCACAACTGCCTGACGGCGCCTCATATCCGTAATCATAGATGCATCTACCGCAGGGTATATTGCCTTACGAGTAGCACCAGGGTCTGTGTCTTGCATAGCTATCTTCGGCATTTATTGTATCTCAACAAAATGTAATGAACCCCACAGAGTTCCAAGTATCACGAGACTCAGTTCTCAAGACGTTTGAGACGAGTTACTCGAATTTGAAAACGCAGTATTCTACCGCGCTCCAGAACGCGAAATCGGAAACAGACAGACCAAAGCAGTGCGTTCTCATAAAGTCTGCTCTTGATGCGAACAAACAATTAACGACCTTGGTGCAAGATTTCGTGAGACTGAATACGGATGGAGGATGTCAATTGACTCCGGACAAGATTCAGTCTCTTCAGAAGGATATTGAAAAATACAAGGAACAGCATGAGGAGATTCAGCAAGGAAAGGACCGCATCTTCACATTAGAAAAATCGTTTCAAGAAACTGACTTGAAGGCAATCCACGCTGACGGTATCAACGTTTTTTACTTCATATTGATTGGATTGGGTGTTTTAGTATTGGTTGGTCTCATTTTCCGCTCAGGTATCAACCGCACTTTCAACGCACAACCGATATCTCCGATTATTTCCCGAGGCTTCACATAGACCTAAAATCTCAATAACTTTACCAGGTCTCGCACCAATCCATCGTGCCATTGGGTCCTGACAATCAATCTTGGGGAACTTTACGGGATCGGTTACATGAAACTCCTTGAGAACAGCATTTAGTTCATCATTCGTAAGGATCCGATGCTTTGGGACCTTACGATGTGCCGAAATATCAAACTGGAGATGACGGAGTTCGAACACTAGCACAAGCGGTTTTTCTAGATCGGCAGCACGACGACGAATTGCCGTGAGCACAGACTCTGACGACTTTCCGGGTGTAACAATGACAATACCATTCGAATACCCGTTCTCCTCCGAGAAGTCAATGATATGATTGAACTCGTTCTCGGAAACGCGGGTCTTGTCGCTGAAGACAATCAGAATTCCATCGTATGTGAACATGTGCGTTTGGTCCATCGGAGCACCAACCTTTTCATACGAACTGTCTTTTGCGCCGCGGTTTCGCAGAATAATGCGGAGTGTTTCGAGGGCTCGCTCTTCCATTCTTGTGTTATTCAAAGAATAGGAAACTGGAATCCGTTTTTTAACTACTTAATGTAAATATGTGGACTGTTCTACTCGCACTCTTTGTAGCAGCCATAATCGTAATGGTATCCGTCTATACTTCCCCATCTTCTTCGCCAAAGAGGGAGACCATCATGGCACAGATGGATGCCGAACCTGCGTCTTCCTATGCACAGAAGACGAACCATTATCAGATGACTCCCGTCGATATGGGTCCTATTGCAGGATTTGAGACTCCTTTCCGGGTGAATATGTTTCAAGCTTACATGACGTGAGTGAACTATTTATAAATGCGTTTTCACGTCCTTGCGGTCCCAATTACTATCACACGTAAGGACTTTACCGTATGTTCAACAACTATCCTTGTTTATGACTGGTGTAAGATGATGCATGCTCGTGGGCATACAATCTACCACTATGGTCACGAGGATTCTGTCGTTGATTGCACGGAGCATGTCACCGTAGTTCTCGAGGAGGACATTCAGAAGACGTACCCCGGCAGAGTCTGGAAGCGGGACGGGTCGCACGGTTGTACAAATGACCATGCCCACCAAATTTTCAATACACGTGCCATTCCAGAGGTAGGAAAGCGTAAGCAACCTGGTGATTTCATTCTATGTTTCTGGGGGTTTTCTCATGAACCTGTGTATAAGGCACATCCCGAACTCATTCCTGTAGATCCGACTGTAGGTATTGACCACCCGGTTGCACTGCCGTATCAGATCTTCGGGTCCTATTCTGTCATGAACCGCGTGTACGGACGTACTAACATCGACCCTCGGTGGTATGATGCCGTCATTCCTCATTTTTTTGATGTGAAGCAGTTCGAGTTCAACCCAACTCCTAAGGACTATTTCTTATACGTCGGTCGCATCATTCCAAGCAAGGGAATTAGTATTGCCATTGATATGGCAAGGGATGCGGGAGTTAAGATTATCATTGCCGGTGTTGGAAACGTTCAGTGGTGTAAGAATCCAGTGCCAGACTATGTTATTCAAATGGGGTCGGTGGATGTAGAGCAGCGTTGCGAACTCATGAAGAACGCAAAGGCATTCATTGCTCCCTCTCATTACTGCGAACCCTTTGGAATGGCAGTTGTCGAGGCAATGCTGTGTGGAACCCCAGTTATCACGACAGACTGGGGTGGGTTTGCTGAGACGGTGAATCATGGAGTTACTGGGTATCGGTGCCACACGCAGGAGCAATTCAGTTGGGCAGCAAAGAACATTGACAAGATTGATCGTCAAGCATGTCGCGACTGGGCAGAGAAGAATTACTCGATGGAGAGAATCGGTCCGATGTATGAGGAGTATTTTGATATGATTTCTAGGGTTCACACGTCTGGAGGGTTTTACTATGAGAAACCTGACAGGAAGAACCTAGATTGGTTGGTGCGATATTAAGCAGTTAAATACTGCTCTATACAATAGAACAATGGCCGGAGGATTACTACAACTAGTCGGAAAGGGTGCCCAGGATCAATTGGTAACTGGAAACCCATCCTTCACCCACTTCCGCTCCGTATATAAGCGTCATACTGAATTTGCAATGGAGCATTTTCGTTTACCCTTCAAAACGAGTGTCCTCTCATACCCAACTTCTGGAACACTCCGTCTCCGAACGAAGGTCGAGCGTTACGCACAACTTATACACGATTGTTACTTGAGCGTCGACTTCCCGGACATTTACTCTCCTGTCGTCAGCGTGACTCCTCCGGCAAACAGCGCAGTGAACCCTTCGTCCAACGCGATTGGGTACGAGTTCAAGTGGGTGCCGAATCTGGGTTACAATATGATTAACTATGTTTCTGTGCTGATAAACGGGCAGGAGATTGTGCGGCATACCGGTGAATGGATGAAGGTCCACGCGAACCTGAAGTTTGACGCGAACAAGAAGGCAATCTTGGACCGTATGATTGGAAATACGCCGGACATCTATGACCCGGCAAACGCAGACGACCGCATTAACCAATATCCTCATGCGATTACAGGTGCGTCGTTTCCTGAACCTTCTATTCGCGGACGGACACTTCTAGTTCCACTACATTTCTGGTTCTGCGAGACAGTCGGTCAAGCCTTGCCTCTTGTTGCTCTACAAGGGTCTGAAGTAGAAATTGTAGTCGACCTTGTACACGCTTACCGACTCTTCACTGTCAATGACGTCCGACCTGCGAAGACGACGTTTGCTACACGGATTGCCCCGGATACTGGAGATACTTTGTTTGGACTCCAGCGGTTCCTTTCTCCTCCGACATATTCTCTGGGGATTTCGACACCTGGACTTACGTCTTGGAACTTCAATCCTTTCATTGAGGCAAACTACATTTTCTTAGGAGATACCGAGATGACATATATTGCTCGCACAGACCATTCGTTCCTCATTTCGCAAATTGATATGGTTCAGGCAGAAGGTCAGTACGGTCCATCGAACGATTTGGAACTTACAATGAAAAATCTAGTTACGCGGATTGTGTGGTTGGCGCAACGCAGTGACAGAATTCTCCAGAATGATCCAGATAACTACACAAACTGGGCAGACTTAAACAAAGCTCCGATTACTCCAGATGGTATGGGATGGTATACTGCTGGACTTGCTCAACCGGCAAACGTATCTCAGCGCGACATTTTGTTAGAGTCGACTCTTATGCTGGACGGTAAGGAGCGGTTTGCTCCCAAACAGACACTCTTCTTCTCGGGACTTCAGTTGTATCGCCACCAGACTGGAAACCCAATTCCAGGAGTGTATGAGTATTCCTTTGCTCTCGACAACGACGCAGTGCAACCTTCGGGACACATAAACGGTTCAATGTTCAACAAGACCCTGCTCCGTAATACATTCGTGCTGCCACCCTACACAGCAGCGACTGCTGATGGCAGTGGTCTATCATCTGTGTGCGTGCTGAAATCAACAGCAGCATCAAAGAACCCGCTTGTCATCACAGACCCAAATGCCAAGGGATCTGATGGTAAACCGTTGTATGGTCCTCAGGATATTGTGACCATCATAACCAAAACGAGTCCGAACTCTGCCAACGTTTATCAATACACATACACTGTGAGGGCATACGTTCAGTCGTATAACTTCCTTCGTATCCTCGGAGGTCTTGGAAATGTTGTGTTCTCTTCATAAAGGAGGATGCCAGAACCTCTAAAAATAGTATCAGCTATGTACGGCGCAGTAGGCAGCGACAGAGATCTAAAAGACGTGACAAGTAATATACGGGCCCTTGTTTCGAGCGATAGTAGTGGAATATCGATAATCGTGAGTCCTGAAACAATAAAGATTCCTGACCCAGCACCCCAGAGTCAAAAGCAACTTATTGTCAAATATAAGTTTGGAGAAAAGGGAGACCCGAAGAAAATTATAACACTCGATGGAGCAACCTTGTCTTTGTATGCCTCTAGTCTTCCTCCTACTTCAGGAGTAGGAAATACTGCCGCATTTTATGCCATGATTTGGAAGAACGTCATGTTTGCTGCGGGAATGTTCGGGTTTGTGCTGTCTATCGCATTTGCCTACAGTTTAGGAGCAAACGGGTACGGAAGTTGGATTCTGTTTGTTGGAATTGCGTTTATGATGCCATACATGGGACTTGGAGGAATCGTGTTTGTAGTGCTCTTACACACTGCAATTACTGGGAAGTTCGTTGCGTTTGAACCCACGATGTTTCAACGAGGTATGACTGCAGTCAGATCGGCATTCAGCAATTTACGCTCGAGGGTTGCCAATGTAATCCCTCCAATCCCCAGAAAGGCATAAGTAAAAAATGCTCTTTTCTTTATGTTTTAAATTTTGTATTTTTAGGTTTTTGTTTAGACAGTCATGGTTGCGAACTTCCCGATACCGAGGAAGCCCTCAAACACGTCAACGCCATCAATCTCGCGGTAGACGCGGCGAGTCTTGTCGCCCACCGTATACTTGTTGCCACCCATCGTGGTCTCAGTCACATCCTCATCCTCGTCGGCGTCAGGACCCTTGATGAACGACTTGGAATCTGAGTTCCAATAGACGCCAGGACCGTATGCCTCCACGAGTGCTGCCTTCATCGTCGCGAGGTCTGCGGCGGAGACTGCCGGAATCTCATCGGTCGCAGGAGCATCCTTGGGAACCGCGCCACCAATGGTCGCGACGTAGGCACGCATGTGGTCCGTCAGTGACTTCTCGTCAAAGTCCTCCTTCACCAACTCGTTGACATACTTCGCGAACTGTGCCGGGTGCTCCTTGGTCATTGCCGTCTTCGTCTCGTCAAACACGTTGGTGAGCTGCTTGACCAGCGCAGGAGACATGCGCTTGATACGCTTCTCTGCGGCATCCTTCTTTGCCTTGGGAGCAGGTTCGGGAGCCGCAGGGGCAGCAGGCGTATCTGTCTCGGGCTCCGCATCGGGAGCAGGGGCAGTCTTTGGCGAGCGCTTCTTCTTGACACCGACGTTCGCGGCAATCTCGTCTGCCTTTGCCTGCTGCTCCTCGCGCTTCTTCTCGAGTTCGGCGAGCTTGGCAGGGAGGTCAGAACCCTTGCGGGGCTTTCCCTCGGCAATCTTGGTCTTCATCTCCTCGATCTTTGCCTTCGTCGCATCGATAGCAGCAACTGCCTTCTGGTAGGCAGGAAGGTCGCGGGCATTCGCGACCATCACGACGCGAGCAGCATCCACTGCGTCGAACTTGTAGTGCTCGGCAAGGGCATTCACAACAAACTGAACGGTATTAGCATCCATTTCGGGTTGGTGTGTGTTTGGGTATGCTGTTTTGTGCTTGAAAATTTGAAATCCGTTTTCGATGGTCCCTAAAACGCAGGGGTCCCAACGAACATTTCCTGAATACTTGGGACATCAACTGCCCCCACTATTTCCTTTACAGTATCTGCAGTTGCTGCGAAGACAACGCCAGCAGACAAAAGTCCTCCGAAGACAGAGAGTTTGAGTGCGTCCTCCCAAACAATCGCTTCCTTTTTAGACCTCCTCTCGAGTGCATACAAAATGAATGAGACCAGCGAGACGGCAACTGATGCTATTACAATCATCATTTACTCGCAATACAAGTGAAAACTTACAGATTTAAAACGAGTGAGGATTCGACTCGCGATTCAATGTCCTTCATAGGATCTTCAGGTTCCTTCTCAGGTTCTGGTTCAGGTTCATCTTCAGAATCATCATCCAGGTCATCAAACTCAATGCTTGCTGCCTCGTCCGTGATATTCAGAGGAACTGGACCGTCGGCGACACTCTCATCATCATCACTCTCTTCGTCAAACGTTACGCGAGCAGGAGTGGGGGGATGCTCGACTTCGTGCGTCTGTGCGTCCGAGAACTGCTTGGCAATGGACTCCCACGGCAGGAACGAACGAATCACATGTTCAAACTGCTCGGTAATGAGGTGCTCAATGTCCTGACGATTACGCGCCTGCTGTTCGGACGATACACCTGTAGTCTTGAAGAGATATGCGACCTGCCACAACTTGCGAGCAGACTGAGTATAGAGAACGTGAATGAATTTTGCCATGGTGGGACGGTCGAATTCGATATTGATATGGGACGCGTTGCCACGATACTGAATGGACGCGAACGACTTCATGTAGGCAATGAAGACGCCCATGAGAAGGTCATCCAGATAAGTACACTTGGTAGTTTTCACGATACGATCAACTTCCGTTTCAAGAGTCGTGTCCGTCCATTCGGGAATCTTGGTCAGCATATTCTGGAACGTCCTCAGAATCTGGTCGTGCTGTCCGTTACGCTCGCACACATCAGTAGACGTCTTGTGGATACTCCAAAACCCGTCGGAAATCGGCGGGATGAGAAGTGTGGCGAGATGGTCTCGAAGATGTGTCTTCGCAAATTCAGAGTCGCTCATTTACATTCAACTGTCGCAAGATTATTCGTATCAAAACGCAAACTCTACTGTATAGATTGTATAAATGTATGCTCCGAAGTCTATATTGATGACAGGTTGTTGCGGATTCATTGGGTCCAACGTATTGAATTATATGACTAAGAAATATCCGGACGTCGAGTTTGTAAACATTGATAAGATGGATTACTGTTCATCCTCGAAAAACATTGATGGACCTCCAGCAAACTATACATTCTACAAGTGCGACATCCAGAACGCAGACATGTTGAGACACATTTTGAAACTTCATTCTATTGACACTGTTATACATTTCGCAGCACAAACCCATGTAGACAATTCCTTTGGAAACTCCATTCAGTTCACGTTGGACAATGTTGTTGGAACGCACACGTTATTGGAATGCTGCAAAGAATATGGAAAGATACGCAGATTTGTTCATATCAGCACAGACGAGGTTTACGGAGAGGTTGGTGCTACCGACGCAGAATGTCATGAGATGCGCGTTTTAAGTCCTACAAACCCATATGCTGCAACAAAGGCAGGTGCCGAGCATCTTGTTTTCTCGTATTATCATTCCTTCAAACTACCGGTTGTGGTTGTGCGAGGAAATAACGTCTATGGACCCAGACAATATCCCGAAAAATTGATTCCAAAGTTCATTACTCTCTTGAACGAGAACAAGAAGTGCACTATTCACGGAGAAGGAAATACTATACGTAACTTTATTCATGTCGATGATGTGAGTTCTGCTCTAGAGACTATTCTCACAAAGGGACTTGATGGGAACATATACAACATCGGGTCAAAGAACGAATTCAGTGTAATCGAAATAGCTTCTAAATTAATCCGAATCTTGAAATCCAGTGAAGACATAGATGAACACATAGAGTTTGTGGAAGACCGGAATTTCAATGATTTCAGATACAGCATTTCGAACGATAAGCTCATACAGTTAGGATGGAAAGAATCTGTTCCTTTCGAAGAAGGTCTGAAAGACACTGTGGATTGGTATTTGAAAAACTCGAAAGGACATTGGAATTGATTATGAAATTGTCATATCGAACTCCACCGGGTGACTGCCCTTGACGCCGAACGCATCTGACAGTTTCTGAATCTCTTTACGAGGAACCGCTGAATCCTTGGAGTAACGAGCAATTGCCTTGTATAGGTGGAACCCGTGATACCGCTCATGCTCTGGTTTCCCCTTCCCAAACAAGACTGAGGTTCCGTCTTCCTGCTTCAACCATCGAATCAGCGTGTTAAAAATAGGGTTGGTCAAATACTGTTTATGGTCCGGTCCTTCTGGAAACAGGTCCCAGAACAAACATGTTGCCATACGCACACAATCAAAGGACGGATTTGGTTTAATTCCCTCATGCTTTGGAGAATAAAACGGTTCTACGTTGTATTGTCCTCCCGCATCTTCATCCAGCGCATAATTGTCGCTCATGAACACTTTGGGTTGCTTCATTCCCACAAGACGGACAGACCCTACGCCACGCTCGAAATCTATAAGTTTGATTACGTATCCATACGTCGGAACCTTGAAGTTCTGTCCCTCAAGACTATACCATAAATGCTCCTTAGACGTCTTGACATACATAATGTTATTCGTATGGAGATCGTTATGCGTGAACCCGAACGTCCTTTGTGCGAAACACAGCGCGAACATCACTTGGGTCAACCAGGCAACATGCTTCCCACTTTCTGGTTCTAGACACATGAGTTCATACAGAGTTCCCTCACACTGTTCCATCACTGTGAGTTGGACGGGGACATTCGATAAAGTCGACCACGCAAACTCTTCCTCTTCCTCCACGCTCATATCATCTTCATCTATCTCCGAGCAGTCGCACGACCGAACTTCAAATACATAGGATGTAGATACAGATGATGAATCGGACTCGTCATCGCCGTGTGCAGTTTCATCTTCAAACACAGGGCGAATGTCCGCAATCTGGGTGTTGCCACAAGGAGGAATTCCTTCCAGTTCATCCACTGGTCCAAGCTCAATTTCATCTCCAAGTTCAACTTCTATCCTGCGACTACGTGTATGCTGAAACTCTCCAGATTGAGACACATGATCCGATAGTTGTAATTGGAAAAAAGTTCCGATATTCTTGGAAAACCACGGACGTTCGGCAAGGTGTTCATAGTCGTCAGAAATATCGAATGTGTGTTTCTTTGCGATTCCAGAAAAGACGCCATATACTTTCGGGAAATGGATACATCCAGATTGAGAGAGAAGAGCAGAAAAGAGACTACCCACATATGCTGCATTGTGCGGCGACTGAATCTTGTCGAGTGCCAGAACTGCAGACTCTTTGGTTGTGGGAAGTCCGACGGTCGTTCCGTAATCTCCTCGCATCCATTTGACTGGACTTAGAATGGAAGACTGCTTAATGTGAACATCGACCGTCTCTCCCTTCGTGGTCTGTATCGTCTTCTTGCCAGTCACCGACTGGATTCCATCTGTGAACTTCAATCCGTGATCTTTGACGTTCTCAAGGTTATCTGTTTTGAAGAGAAGTTCCAAAGATGGGAAAAAAGGTTGGATATGGTCCACTCCCCAATGAGTGCTTGCTCCCTCTCGGACTGTCCCGATTTCCCGATACTTATGGACCTGGACCGGCATTGGAATACTTCGGAGTTCACAAGTGGATGTTCTGCGCTTACCCATTCTTATTCACCGAGTACAATTGGAAACCAAAATATTCACGCATAGTGTTAATAGTATGAATTTCCAAATCAAGAAATTCAATATCGGTATGATCAGCGATCGGTGTGAGATGGATTCAAGAAAATCCCCAATGATAGTTGTGATTGGCAAAAAAGATACCGGCAAATCATTCTTGGTTCGCGATATTCTGGCAAACACCCAAGGATCCTTCCCGATCGGAACTGTGATTTCAGGAACGGAAGTCGCGAACGAGTTTTTCCAGCATATGGTTCCTTCCAAACTGATTCACGACAAATATGCTCCTTCGATTGTTATGAATGTCATTAAGCGCCAACTTAATGTCAAGGCAGCGCGCAATAACGATAAAAAGTCTCATGGCGGAAGTTCGTCTGTTGACCCTCGCGCATTCCTGATTCTGGACGATTGTTTGTATGATTCTTCATGGATTAAGGAAGAGTCGACTCGTTACGTTTTCATGAACGGTCGTCACGTCGATATGATGACGATTATTACTATGCAGTACCCTTTAGGCATTACTCCCAATTTGCGCACGAACGTCGACTTCATCTTCATTCTGCGTGAGAACATTACCAGCAACCGCCGCCGTATTTATGAAAACTATGCTGGTATGTTCCCCACATTCGAGATGTTTTCGCAATTCATGGACCAGTGCACGGAAAACTTTGAGTGCTTGGTGATTTGCAACGGTATTCAATCCAATAAACTGGAAGATCAGGTGTTTTGGTATAAAGCATCGGATCATCCGCCATTCAAGATGTGTGACGATTCATTGTGGGCAGATAATAAACCTTTCTCAAGTGCTATGATGGCACAAGACGAGTATTCAGCAGGAACTATTCAGAAGAAGAACGCAGGTCCTTGGGTCAATGTCAAGAAGATTGGTAAGGATTAACGGCGGTAAGTTCTGCGCGCGTTCGAGCGCTGACGCCAGGTCCGGTTTCCTCCGCGCCGAGCACGCTTCACTGCTGGAACCGAATTCTCGATCGGCGCGCCAAAAAATTTATTGACGACCATCAGTCCCGAATGGATTGTGTTGCTGAGCGACTCCCAACCCACGAGCGTGTCTATGCTGAATCGCTTTACCGGAAACGCCTCTGCTTTGTTCGAGATTCCCGTAAAATAAGGGTTCTTTTTCTCGCGCAATACATTGTCAAGCATCGTGAACAGTATGGCAGTGCGTATTTGCGGGTGAACTTCCGTTAGCAGAAGTAAGCCTCCAATATCCTCCACCAATGTTCGGTCACGCTTCCCGATTGCGTCCGGCGGACCTACTGGCAATGACGGAATGGACTCGAAGACCATGTCCTCGCTTCTCGAGAATGACAGTATCCAAGCAATGATTTTGTCGGTGGGCGTATGGGTATACTCCCTTCCGTAAGAATCCATCGCGTTCTCGCGGATGGATAGGAGTTCTCTCTCAAACGTGTAGGCAACGTCTGACATGATACTCACAATCGCCTCGCCGTTCGCCTTTTGCATGTATAGTCCCGCCAGTTCCGCCGGAGTCAGTTTATCTGCCTCTGCTTGCAGCCACGCGTCATCGTAGGGATGGTCGGGAAAGTTGGAGAATATATGCCTAGACAGTATAGATTCTACGCGCATAGACACCGTACCGCACACTTTGTAGAACAACGCGGACAGGTCCTGGAACTGTGTTTCGCCGTCTCCCGGTGCGCCTCCTACAGCAGGCATCGGTTCTTCAGCAACTGCTTGCTGCGTTACTGGTTTCGGCGCAGCCGCGAACAGTTCTGTCGTCATTTTGAACACCTGCGCCTGGAGTTGTTCCACCGTAAATCCGTGTGTCACCGGAATCATATTTTTCACGGTCTCAATCGTTTCCTTGTCCTTGAAGGTATCCAGAATTGTATCGCGCTCTTTGATGAGACTATCGTAGGCAAGTTGCGCCTTTTTCTGCGAGTCTATTCGGCCCACGCGCGCAGGATTCAGGACCCCGATGACCTCCCGTATGGCAGAGTAGAACCCTAGAAAGCGCGCAAAGGAAACCTCGAACGCGACGTTGGATGCGCCCGGGTTCATCGCAGTGACACCGAACGGAGTCTGCCTGAACATGACTCCGCCAAAGAGAGTCTTGCCCATCATTTTAATATCGAACACAGGTGCTGCCACCGAAAATATATCGGCAAGTTGAGTGCTCACATCCGTTACGTCAATACCCTGTGTTTTTAGATGAAACGGACTAACTGGATCCTGCGACCACGGTGGGACTGGACGGGTATTGTATGACAAATTCATCAGTCCAGTGTAAATCTGCTTGAGTATGTTTACGTCTTTGATCGCCGCAAGTTTCTCGAGCGATGTGCCAATAGACGCGACAACCGTATCAACATGCTTGAGCGCATCCTCCATCTTTATGCGCATGAGATACGTCGTCACAGCCATCGCAAGTTCTAACTGCTTCGCCTGGTTTTTGAAGTCCGAATTTTCACCACTCCCTCCTTGGTCGATGAATTGAATCGTCGATTCAGCGAGCGGTTTCGCGGAAGGCGCAAAGTAGGACCCGACACCTCGGGCAATGTCGTTCTTTGCTAATTCAATCTCTCCGCGCCAGGTGGCGAACGACTCTAGTAACTCGATTCTTCTGATGTGTTCCTGCGCGAACGCCACATCGGTCTTGAGCGACTCCTGCCAAGGGGGCAGACGGTCTTTTGCGAACCTGTACACACGTATCATGTTTCCGCTACCCCAAATACACGGTTGGCGGTTCATGCGGGCGTAAAGGGCACACATGTGATCCGTCGTAGTGAACACCACCTTGTTGTCGGCAGTCGCAGCAGCAACCTGCTCATAGTCTCCCATGCGCTTCAAATCCAGCAAGAGGAGTTTCTTCTTTTCCGGATCGTTCCGGAAGATGCCACCGATTTGAGTCAGCGCAGGTGGAGTTGGATTCGCGGGGTTCACGATAGCATCGATGAGTTCGTTCACGGAGGGTCCGCTGTTGCAGCAAGATTCTGACGAAAACGTGATTCTTGTGGGTTGCGCCGGATTTGCCTTCTCTGTGAGTTTGATCGTGAACCCGAACGGGTCCTTCCCGCCAAACGTCTTCTTCTCGAATTCAATATCCACAAGGTCGCGAGTGAAGATATTGCTCCTCACCTTGGTGGCGCCATCTGGGAACACAAAGTGGGGTTCGGAGTTAAACACCTTGAAGGATGTCCCTGCAGAATCAGCAATGTTCTGAGGGTATTCCGCCTGATACATCCCGAGATTGTAGAATATCTTTGCCGGGACTGGTGGTGATCCGTCTGCGGTGAGTCCATACTCGTTGAAAGCAAGCGGAGCATCACCGGGGAACAAATACCGAAGAACAAAGTTTCCGATCTTGTTGCGCTGGGACTTGTCGTAGGGGAACTTCAAGACCCCGCTGTTTGGTTGTATGTGCAGCATCCCGCCTCCCTCGCCGAACCCCTTCAGGAAATCCGTATACTTGTCCGCCAAAATGTCCTCGTAGGTTATGGGTTTGGGACTGTTTGCTGCAAACAGATACGACGGGAGCAGTTTTTCATATTCCGTCACCATATCCGGTTCAAAGTGCGAAATCGGATTCAAAGCACGATTTCCGGGTTTCATCACGCTCGCAACGTCCAGATTTGCTCCGGCCCTCAAGGCAGTCGAGATCTGTTCTCGAATTGCGTCTTTTGCGTCGTCTCCCCAGTCTGCTCGCTCCAGTTTGTAAAAGTCGTGAATACTGTCGATTCCGGCAATCCTCAAAAAGTGTGCCTGGAATTCTGGTGGTTTGGAATTCAACCATGCGGCAAAAGGAACTGCCATTGTTATTGGACGTCCATATTTTTACAGGTCGCGCACGCCTCCCTCCGACGGGTGAACGGGAGTCTCGATAACATCCTGAATCTGCTGGGTCTCGCTGCCAGACGCATTCGTCTCCGCGGCAAGGTCGTGGATAGTCTTGCGGGTGCGCTCAGAATTCTCCTTCTTCTGCTTCTCGATCTTTGCTGCCTTCTCCTCCTCGAAGAAGATCTCGCGATTCGTCTCGTTCTCCTTGTACTTCCTCATCAACTCGTTCAGTTCCTTCTCGGCATACTCAACCTCAGGCATCATGTGTTCCGAAGGGTCCCACGGGAGCCACGCACCCACCTTACCAACATACAGGTTGTCGCGGGGGTAGCGGCGCTGGAGAACCTTCGAGTACATCTGCGCCTCCTGGAGATCCGCAAACACACGGCGCACCTTCACACCGCGGACATTCGTCTGGAACTGGACCTTCTCTGTAAACATAGACTCCAGTTCCTTCTCTTTCTTGAGCATGAATACCTCGTGCTGCTCGTGGATGTCCGTCTTCGCGATGTCGGCATTGTGGACCTTCGTGAACTCCGAGAGGTCGGCAAACAGGTCCTCCACCTTGAGGGAATACTTCTGGGCAAGGAAGGCATTATACTTCTCCATACCCTTGATCTTCCAGTCGTACTCGAGCCACTCCACGAACTTGGAGTTATAGAACTCTGCCTTCTGCTCGAGGACCTTCTCAGGCGAGATGAACGAAATAATGCAGTAGCGCTGCGTGGGAACCTCGGGGTCCTCCTCCAGATAATCAATCACGCTTCCATTGTCTTCGCGGGTGGGTAGAGTCTCACGGGGCATTTGTTTATAGAGGGCACAGTATATGAAAATACATATCAAACGAATAATTTCTCTCTTCAGAACTATAAAATGCCTGAACAAAAGACTGCTGCGCCGTCTATTGACATGAGTGATATCCTCACCCGCCTCGTGAAGTATGCCCTGGAGGGTCTAGCCGTCGCGGTTGCTGCGTATATGCTCCCCGGCAAGGTCCTGAAGATGTCCGAGATTGCCATGATTGCGCTGACTGCCCTGGCCACCTTCGCGATCCTCGACATCTATGCCCCTAGTGTCGGTTCCTCCGCCCGCTCGGGTGCTGGTTTCGGTATTGGTGCTAACCTGGTCGGATTCCCCAAGCTCTAAGCGGGTTTCATATACCTGACGGAGTAAAGCAATGGACGTAGTGAGACACAATGGAGTATGGATTCGGATTACGCCGAAACCGTATGAACCTGAACGTCAAACGAACGATATCGCATGGAGTATGATTCTTGACCCAAAGTTGAACCCTGCGTGGGCATATCGCAAATGGTATGCTGCTGAGCAAGAAAACGCCAAAGTTTTATACCCGACATTTCGTAAAGATGGAACTTGAGTTCGTATTTCTTCTGCTCGGTTGGATTGCGATAGCAGTTATCGCATACACCGTATACCTGAATACACTTGTCACAGTAAAACTGCCTGCCCCAGAAACTCCACCGGAAACTACGGGTGCAAAGTTCATATTCTTCTCGAGCACACACTGCCCGTGGTCAAAGAAGGCACATCCCCAATGGGACGCATTCCTTGATGATATCACGAAGTTCCCGATGACGTATGGCGGAAATACGGTCACCTTAAAGGAGATTGATGGAGACTCGCAGCCCGATGTGATGAAATCCTACAATGCGAATGCGTACCCTACATTCTTACTCGATGCCAACGGGACTCGTACAACAATGTCAACTCCACCCACGAAGGACGGATTCCGGGCATTCCTAATCAAGATGCTCGGACCTGAGAAACCTGTCGAACTGAAGTCCAGCAGTAAGTAAGATATCCTGAATGTTGAATTGTGACAGTTCCGAACTACTGTCGAGTCCAGGATATCGGAGGAACGCCGTTTGAGGAGTGTTAGAAACCATTTGACCTACGCGAATCTTTAACGTATGAATTTCACTAATGTAGTCTACTGGAGACATAGACTCAATCCGACGCGGTGTAAGAATATGCCGCCTCCGTTTGGGAAGAATGAAAATGAGAGTATCATCTTCTACGGGTTTCATTAGGTTTGCAATTGAAGGAAGCAGAATATCTCCGTCAATGTATGCCTTTCCATAAAGTTCGTATGGACGGAATGCTCCTGGAATACAACATGATGCTTTCAGCGCATCGAGGACTGGAACCTTGTTGGAGAACACGGAAGGCACGCCGTCTGTGAGATTCGAGGCAACGATATACAGCGGCATAGTTGCGTCGGATAACATCTTTGCGCGAATATCTAGTCCTGCTTCGTCGAACAAAGCAAGAATCTGTTTTTCGAACAAATCCATGGTTCCAACTCCTTTCGTAGAGAAAGCACTTGCTACGCTCGTAAAATCAAACGTTGGCATAATTGCTTTGAACGATAAGTGTTTCTGTATGAGGTTCGGCGCATTTTCCATTGACAACCCGAATGCGACGTATGTTGCCACCACAGACCCAATGGAAGACCCATAGACTCCCTTCGGAAACACGAGTGGTTGGTGCTTGGAAAGTTCTAGCAAGGCACCTATGTGCAATACCCCTTTTGACCCTCCTCCGCTCAAAACAAGTTTGCGAAACGGCAGTCGCATTCTTTTAGATGTAATAATCAGAGATGCTGAAAGCGAATGATTTATGGAAAGAACAGGAGGAACGACGGGAGAACCGAATGGCTGCGATGACGCCTGTTATTGCGCAAATACAGGCAAAAATACGTCAGCAGGCAATTCATAGTCCGAATGCCCCCTACATATTGTATGATGTGCCGACATACGTGTTCGGATACCCCTTGTTTGCTCTGAAAGACGCCTTTGAGTTTCTGGTCCGCGAGTTTTCAAAGGCAGGGTATTGGGTGTGGATTGTCGAAAATAAGTTTTTGTTCATTTCGTGGTTGAAACCTGTAAAAGGACGCGACATGGGCAGACCTATTTTAACTACGAATTACCGACCTCAAGTGTATGACCCTACGACGCTGGCGTTTTTACCTCACCAAAGATAAATGGGTATACCACGTGTAGTATTTTATGTCCTACTCATCGTTCTTATGGAGACCCTCGCGATGTCCTGCTTCAAAAGAAGTTTGGACGATTCCCGGTTCTTCATTGCCGGCATACTGTTCTACACGGTTGTCGGGTACTTGTTATGCCAGACCTACCACACCACAGGTATGGCAATGACGAACGCACTGTGGTCCGGACTTTCGGTTCTTGCAACGACTGTAGTGGGTGTCATGATGTTCAAAGAGGTTCTCCACTTTCACGACTTTATTGCCATTGCTATGATTGGTGGCGGCGTGATGATTTTAAAAGTCACAGATTAAACAAATGGTTGTCTACACCGAGAACGTGTTTCGACACAAACTTTATACGTCTGATATCAAAAACTTGAGTTTGAACATTGCGCTTTTATCCATCGTCTACGCGTTCCTCGGCGGAGTCGTGTCGTTCGTGTTCCACTACCTCTTTGACGAGTTCGACGAGAAGTGGAAAGAGAAATCAACGACGTTCCAGTTGTTAGATATCGCAGTTGAAGTATCCTTGCTTGCCCTGATTGCGTTCTGGTCTGTCTTCACAATCAACACATCTGCCCCCATATTCCCAGTCCGCCACGAGATGGCAGCATTCGTGGACACGTATACGTCTGGAATGTTCTTCATTTATGCCATTTTCCTCTTTATGAACGATCTGGGCGAGAAATTGAAGTATGTCTATGAAAAGCACTTCGATGGACCCCTGAAGAGTGTTTTCCCAACGGAAGGGTCCATTCTAGACTTATCTCTGCGTTATTCCAAGTGAAAAATGGACTTGCGAACTGATACGTAGAAACATCAAATATGGACTGCGTACATGAAAACGTAGTTACAGAAGAAGGTCAGCATATATGCACGGATTGTGCCCGCATTTTAGATACAGTGATTGACGAAGGAGCAGAGTGGAGACAGTATGAAGACCATAAAGGCGAAGACCAGTGTCGCACTGGATTCGTCACATCCGATTTACTTCCAAATTCATCGTATGGGTCCGTCATGTCCCACCGCGGAATTGCGTCGGGAAATAAGGAACTGAAAGGAGTTCAGAGGTTGACGTGTTGGTCCTTGTTCTCAAACAGCGAGCGATCATGGATGGGTATTTTCGATGCGATTCAGATGCCATGCACACATGCCGGACTTCCAAAGTCTGTTATTCTGGACGCATGCGGACTTTATAAGCAGATGGAGGATGCTCAGAAGGTCCGAGGGGATACGCGACGAGCATGTATGGGCGCAGCAGTATTTGTCGCATGTCGCAATCAAAACGCATCCAGGACACATGAGGAAATTGCAAAGATGTTTCAGGTAAATATTCGGACTTTGTGTAAGGCAATTGGACGCTTCTCTCAAACTGAGAACACAGTGTTGGACACTCAGTTCGGAATCGCAGAACGTCTTACTTCTGACCTAGGGTTGAACGATGGACAGAGACAGAAAGTTATGGATATGCTTTTGGACTTATCGTCTCAAGACGGTGGAGAACTCGAGCATACTCCAAAGACGATTGTTGCTGGCGTGGTTGCTCACATCATGGGTCTTTCGACAAAGATACAAATGAAAAATGTCTCAGAATTATCGAAAGTATCCGTGCTAAGTTTATACAAAATCGTAACGAAACTCAGAACTGCGCAATAAACCAACCTAGTCGGGTGTTTGGAGGTAAAATGCTATCACACGTGATTGTGAATACTCCAGGCACGCTAGGAATCACATTATATATCTTATTGCTCCCGCCGCTAATAATGACCGCAAATATTATACTGTTTTCCGTAACTCGACTGTGAAATACCGTAGTTGCTGCAAAGTTTGCGTCGGCGATTATTGTACCACATTGCGTAGTAAAAGGTTTCTCAAAACTCCCGTCCTCGGTCGATGCTCCTGCAGCAAACACAATATTGTGAACATTCACCAAATCAGTTTTTGACACGTATCCCCCAGACCCGTCATTGACGAGTTTGGGAGAAATGATATGCTGAAGGATATTTTTGACCGTAGTTGTGTTTGCGAACGGGTCAGAAGACATTTGTATATACAAAACGGAAAGTATCTAATTCCTTTCTGTTTCGTATAAATATGGAACCTCTATTCGACGCCTCTACTACCACTCTCGGTCAGCGCTACACTCTGTTCCCAATTTCCCCTTACGAAGAGGACCTGTATGCCCTCTACAAGAAGGCAGTAGCATCCTTCTGGACTTCCGAGGAGATTGATTTCAGCAAAGATAAGGAAGATTGGAATAAGTTGTCGGAGAAGGAGCAGTATTTCATAAAGCACGTGCTCGCGTTCTTCGCGGGGTCCGACGGCATCGTTCAGGACAATTTGGCCTCCCGTTTCCAGCGCGATGTCCAGTCTCCCGTAGCCCGTCTCTTCTATGCATTCCAGAATGCGATTGAAGGCATTCATTCCGAGACCTATTCGCTTCTTATCGACCAGTATGTTAAGGACAAAGACGAGCAGCGTAAGTATTTCAGGGCAATTGATGAGATTCCGTGCGTCCGCGAGAAGGCACTATGGGCTGTGAAGTGGATTGACTCATCCGAAGATTATGCGACTCGTCTAGTTGCGTTTGCGTGCGTAGAGGGTATCTTCTTCAGCGGCTCCTTCTGCGCGATTTACTGGATTAAGAAGCGCGGTCTTCTGCCCGGTCTCACGTTCTCGAACGAGTTGATTTCTCGTGACGAGGGACTCCACACTCAGTTTGCAGTCGCAATGTATCACAAGTTGAACAATAAGTTGGATACCGCAAGAGTCCGCGGAATCATTGAATCGGCAGTGGAGAAGGAGACTGCATTCATTTGCGATGCTCTTCCGTGCTCTCTCATTGGAATGAATGCTCGGGACATGACCCAATACATTCAGTTCGTTGCAGACCGTCTGGCCGTTCAGCTCGGTATTCCCAAGATTTATTCGGCCCAGAACCCATTTGATTTCATGGACCTGATTTCTATGGAGGGAAAGACGAACTTCTTCGAGAAGAAGGTGAGCGAGTATTCAAAGCCTGGAGTGGGTATGAACCAGAAGGATATGGAAATTCGACTCGACGAAGAGTTTTAAAGGGGTGACGCCTCGAAATTAGAGTTGCTACATAGAAACACTTGAGAGCAGATAGAATGTGCCATAAACTGTGATACAGAACGTAATCGTTCGAACCGTGCGCAATCGCATTCAGAAGGAGAACAAATACATTCAAAGCATATATTTTTAAAGTATCGTCAACGTGAGACAAATGAATCTCGTAAAATGCCCAATAGCATGCTGCGACGTAATCCATAACGAGAAGAGTATTTGCAGGTTGACCGTATGCGTGCCAAATTACCGAAATTGTCGATGAGACGATAATTGCGGTCTTGTATTCAGGCATGTCGTGCGGATACAGCGGGATGATTGATGCAAAATGGGGGAGCGTCGAAAGAACAAGGATCATTGTGGTATATACGATGCCGTATATGTAACTGCTTCATCTCGCAGTTTGTATGCCTGAATCAGGGGTCCGAATTTGATGTCGGTGAGAAGGATGAATCCTGCTACGGAAACGAGCAGAGAGTCTTCAAAGGATATGCTTTTCGTGTAGAATAACCAGAACTTTATCCCAAGATACAGTCCCAATGAGACGCGAAGTAGAGCATCCGCAAACTCAAACACCCAAAATTTCGATATTTCGTATCCTTGGTGGTCCAGAATAATGTGAATCAGGACGATTGACTTGAGAATGAGGAAATACCAATGGTGTGGCAGAAGAGACATTTATAAATCAGTCTGATTTATTTCAAGGCGCGTGCGCTGAGAATATAGAGGAACATTGAGTTCAGAATCGCAAGAACGACTGCAGGCAGCGAGCGCAGAAGCATGAGGAATCCGCGCTTGGGACTCGACAGCATGATGTATACTTCCGATAGAACCAGAATTCCAGTCGCAATAAGCGCAATGATGAACATCGCGAAGTAGTATGTCGACACCGTTTCATTCGAGACATTCTTCGTGATTTCAGATTCCTGGGGCATTTATTTAGGATACAGTATTTTTTATCGAATACGCTTGTTGTCAATGTAAGCGACGTTCGGGCCTTGACCGCCTGCCTGATTCGCAGTAAGATTAGGACCGCTCTTTGACCAAGGAAGTGCCCGAGTCCTTGGCGCCACCACCTTGTTAGAAAACGAGGGCAAGAAATCGTATAATCCAGATGTCCGGATGATGGGTTGGTAGAGGTGGGTCAAAACCTTCACGTTATTGTCGCGTGTTTGACTCTGGAACGCACGGAGTTTTGATTGGCGCGTGAACGCGGAAGCATCTGGAGTCGGCATTTGTATTGACCAGCGTTAAAACTTACAGAATGAATACTCTCAAACTACTAAATGGACCTCACGTATGTTAGTATTCTCGTTCTTGCCGCAATGGTGTTTGTAGTTTCCGGTATGGTCGGATACCTGTATTGGCAGCAGACGCGCCTCCAGCAGCACGTGCAGTCTCTGTCTATGGTCGTTGCTTCCTTGGTCACGCCCCCGCCAGTCGAGGATGCTTGTCCCGAGCCTTCCACAGAGACAGAGGCAGAGGTTGAGGTTGAGGAGGAAGCGCCTGCCGACGAGGACGACCGCGTGTCCGTCGAGCACGTGACTGCGCCCCCTGCCGAGACTGAGAATAAGGCAGACCTGCCGGTGGACGTGGATGACCTTCAGTCCAAGACCGCGGTCCAACTCCGCGAACTCCTCACCCAGAAGGGCATTCCGTTCGGAAAGCGCGACTCCAAGTCCGCGCTCATTGAACTCCTGAAGGCCACTGCTTAAACATTAAATACACAACAACACAATGAAACTCGTATCATTTGACATAGGAATTCGGAACCTTGCCTTTTGCGTGATGGAAGGAACAACTCGCTCCAATGTAAAGATTTTACACTGGGACTTGATTGACGTTATGGCGGAATCCGCAGGACACGATAACCCGAAATGCTTCAAATGTAAGAAGGCTGCGAATTACATGAAACAGGATGAGTCGGCATATGCATGTAAGATCCACTGCCCAAAAGGCGCAAAACCAATCACCAAAACATCACTGAACAAGAAGGAATTAAGTGTTTTGAAGGTGGAAGCGTCGGGGGTCAATTTGGAAGGCAAAACCAAGAAGGAACTTGTGGATAAACTTTTTGTCCATTATTCTGCGAACGTGTGGAAACGTTGTATCAAATCAGCAAAGCAGTGTTCGGTAGTAGACCTTGCGAACCCTATCGCACAGTGCTTGGAAACGCGAAAGGATATGTGGAAAGACGCAGACCTTATCGCATTCGAGCAACAACCCGACAAGCGTATGTTATGTGTCCAAGCAATGCTCCATATGTGGTTCGTATGTCAAGGATTCAAATGCAAAGGTATCTCTGCAGTCCATAAACTGACCAATATGATAACTCTAGAAGACTCTACGAAAACGTATAAGGGGAGAAAGAGCACAGGAATCGTCCATGCAACCGAACTTATTCCTACCGATAAGTGGAAATCTTATATGCTGAAACACCCGAAGAAAGACGACCTTGCCGACTGCTTCCTACAAGGATTGTGGGTGATGGAGCATTAATTTTCACGTATCGACGTAACGTTTAATAATGAAGCAAAAGGTTATGCTTTTCACGGATACTGGCGGCGGTTCTCTTACGCGGGTATACGGGGGCATCGAGAAGCAACTGTCTGGAGAGTTTGAGTTCCGATGGTTGGATTGGAGGAATTACACGTACGATGGATTCATGGAGGTGTTTAATTGGTCTGATATTTGCGTGACGAATTTGGTTGCGTTAGCGCACTTAGGCAATTGGCACGGACTCAATCTAAAGAAGTTCCTGTTCATTTCCCACGCTTTCGAGGAACATGCTCAACTAAGAAACTATGACCCGCGACCAACATATGCACTTACATGTAACTGTGTTCGAGAATTATTCCCGGCAGGCACGAATCTTCATCTCATGCCAAACGGAGTCGACCATAACGACTTCACATATTCTCCAAAGGATGGGACTTTGAATACACTAGGATGGTGTGGTCGCCAGAACGTTAGTTGGAAGCAGTGGGAGTGGGCGAACTCCATATCGGAGAAGTCAGGAATCAAACTTGAGTCTCTTGATGCGTGGCAGTCTGCGTATCGTCCTAAGGATTTTATGCGCACGTGGTATCCCACCATTGACTTGCTGCTTGTGACTGCGATTCCGGAGTGGAAGACAGAAACAGGTCCTCTACCCCCTTTCGAGGCAATTGTGTCAGGTATTCCGGCAATTGGGACACCAACTGGAAACTTTCGGGATGTGCCTGGTCCCAAGTTCACTACGATAGAGGAGGGTGTGGCAATCGTCAATGAACTTCGCCAAAATCCGGATCGAATGAAGGCACTCGCGCTCGAGCAGTATAAGTACGTTATGACGCATTTCACCTATGAAGTCCTTGCGAAATCCTGGCGTATTGGATTCAACGATGCCATTCTGCGTTCTAGTTTTCAGAACTGAACCGTCTAGATACAACAAATGGAAGGTATTCTTGGAGCAGATATGCTTACGAACTCGCAAGTCACAGGGGCACCTGATATGAAAATGGCGGATCTTCAGACCGTAGATTTCCCCGAGTTTTCTGCTGAACCCTCTGCCCCGCCGCCACGTATATTTCCCTCTCTGAACGAGAGCGGTCCCTTCGAGAGTTCCGAGGGACTTCAGAACATGAACACAGACGCATTCACGACTCATGCCCCGACTCCTCGCCGTATGTCCGAAGAGCACACGCTGAAGGAGAAATATGAGATGCTGCGCAAGTTCGAGCGCCTTCAGAAGATGGGCGTGCCTATGCGCAAGCGCTTCACTTTGGACTCGCCGCTCGAGGAGATGAAGATGGAATTAGAGTTCATGAGGCGCGAGAAGGCAATGGACCAGACCATCAAGCAGTTCTGCGATTGGTATATTACCGGCATGTCAGCAATGGAATGGGGGTCGAAGAATGTCGCAATGATGAAGGCATTTGGACTGAATTTAGACGGTCTTTCGGAGTCTGCACAGATGAATGTGGTGGATATGGAGGAGGATTTCGAGGAACTTTATGACCTCTACGGCGACAAGATGAAGATGCACCCTCTCGTTCGTATCCCTATTCGCACATGTATGATGGTGTATATGGTCCACCTGACCAATCAGATGGCACGTAAGGCACCTATTCCGAACATCGATGAGGTTCTACGGACGAACCCGGACATTGCTCGTCAGTTGGCGACTGCCGCGATGCAGCAGCAGACGCGTGAAATGAAGTCTGCCCCTCAACCTCAGATGCCTTCTTACGTCCCTGCTGCACCGTCGGCGAACCCTATGGCAGGACTTGCCAGTTACATGAGTTCGATGATGCCCCCGCCGCCGCCCCAGCAGACTCAGAACCCAAGTCGAGTTCCTACTTCTATCAAAAGTCCCGTGAAGATTGCGCGCCCGAACGCTCAACCGCCTGCTGCGTCGGTTGCCCCGCCTGCTCGTGAAATGAAGGCACCTTCACTCCCAAACTTGGACGAACTGCTTGCCCAGGTTCAAAAGGATACAAAGAAGGTCGCAATGCCTCCGCCCACGCCTCGTAAGGGTGGGTCTACGGGTAAGAACTCAGTTTCTTTCAAACTCTAGATGCGCCCATGACAACAACAGCACCTCGCGCAGGCAAATCACCACTGCCTCGATTATGCATTCCTTCGCGGGCATATACGGATTTGGAATGGTGAAGACCGGTCGCAAGAACAACGAACGCGGCAGTCAACAAAAGGGAGTGCGTGATATCGCGCGTCCCGATAAAACACACGGCAAAAATCGCAATACGCCGAAGAAGTATATTCTGCCTGTACTCTTCATCGTTATTGCTGAACTCGTGGAGGATATCGCGACTGCCGATATTCAGAACCAACATCATGACTCCGGTAAATAGAAGGGTTGAATCTACTTGCTTGAGCATCTCTTATTCAGAAGGAGCTAAAGTTTTCGGCAGCACATGCCAAAATTGGAGTCGGAACGTTCGCAAGAGCACTCGGTGTGTTGGAATACGCAGGGGTTGAAATAGGAGGTGCTCCTCCCAAAGAAGCGCGCTCCGCAATGAGTCTCTTCATAGTATCATTCTCGGAACCTTCGTTGATGCCTACAGATTTCAAATAGTCAATGTCCTTTCTTACATCTGCGAGCGTTCGAGTGGTTGCGGTTGCTGGAGGTGTAGTTGTCACAGGAGTCGCGGTTGTAACTGGAGGACACGTTTTACCGATATTAAAAAATCCTGTATCTCCGGGACATTTACCCCAACACTTTGTTCCGAATAGGAAATATCCTGTCGGACACTCTGGAAGTGCGGGTACGAAAGCGCGAGTTTTATTATCCACGCACCCTGTTCCTGTCAACGGCTCGCCAAAAGATGAAGTGTAGGTACCAAATGTCGATCCGGGTGGACAGGTTGGTTGCGCTGATGGTGCAGCAGTAGAACCTGGAACCGCACATTCATTATCTGCTTCTGGAATTCTCACTTGTCCATTCGGACACGGCGGTAATAAGGAGGACATTGTGGGTGTGCTGGTGCTTGATTCTAACCCCTCGCGCATCGTCCGGTTCATATACGCAATGAGCAACACCAGAATGAGAATTACAATAAGTCGTCGGTAGTTCATTATTTAGAACGCAGCATATTCTTGCGGCAGTGTGCGCCTCAAAGTCGTGAAGTTCTCGAGGTTGCAAGACGCAACGGTGCTTTTCGTAGTAGGAGCAGGAACCGTGGTCGTGGAAGGAGTTGCCGCAGGAGGAGTGGTAGATGTCCCGGCGGTAGGAGTTGTGGCAGGAGGAGGAGTTGCCGCAGCAGGAGTCGGTTGCTCTATCCAGTACGTAGAGAACTGGGGGTTCGAAGGAGGCATGTTGTTATTTCCCAACTTAGCAATGTACGTTTTTCCACCAGATGTCATGGTGTCCATGGGTTTGTAATCAGCACTTGCAGACCAAGGAGCACCAGGCGTAATGGGAATAGACTCCTTCCAATACGTCGCAAACTGAGGGTCGGTCTTACCCATGTGGTTGTTGCCGTACACAGCAACGTATGTCTTGCCGTCCAAAGTCATCATATCTCCGGGATTATACACAGTATCGGCAGACCATGCCTGCGTGGCAAGACCTTCGCGCCCTCCTCGGGAGACACTCAGAACAAGCGCAAGTAAAAGGAGTCCTCCAACAAGTTTGCTCTTGTAGAGGGTCACATACCCTGCGGCAAGGAATAATGCGCCCAATCCAACAATGTTGTCAAGAACTGCGCGAACAATTGCCGGAGGAGGCATTGAGAAAAAGAGGATGTAAACTCCAACTGCAACAGCTGCTGCTATTTCTCGACGGTTCATTTGTTAAATCGAATTGTAATATTTTTCTGTGATTGGAAGAGTAATGGCAGATATTGTGGAAGTGTGGGGTTCCTCTTTTCCAACTCGTAAACCACTGAATATGTCCGGTGGGCCTGAACCGAAACGAGATGCTCAAAAGGAAGGTCGTGTTGCTGCGTCTCCTGCAGAAAGGACACAACTTGCTGTCCACAAGAATCGCAAGACTATCGATGACCTATCCAAAACTCTTCCTATCGTCCAGACGGACGAGGACGGCGAACGCAATTTCCAACCTACGAAGTCGCGCGCAATCCGCAGTCCCGACAATTTCCGAGAGGAGATGAGCAACGAATATCCCTATGCCCCACCTGGATTCCAGGTTCAGGCGCAGGAACTGAAGTTAAATAAGATTTTGAGTATGATCGAGCAGAACAAAACCGGGTATGAGACCGCGTCGACTCACGATGCCCTGTTGTATGTCTTCACAGGCATATTCTTCTTATTCACGCTCGACACGTTCGTGCGTCTCGGTAAGCGTCTCCGTTAAAAACGGAATTGATTTTCTGAATCAATGAACATTAATACTCCAAATGGACTCTGTCATTCTTTCCCGCTCTCGCAAGTATGGTCGCAACATCCTTGCCGATTCTGATTTCGCAAAGCTCGTGAATCTTCCTGAGGATCTAAAGGCTCCCACTCCCGATTGCACATACCATCCTCCCTACTTCTTCTTCGCGTCAGAACTTTCGGTTCCTGCCGTCCCATACCCTCGGAACGATGAGAATCTGGCGACGTATGCCGAACTGAAGAAGACCCAAATCCGTCACTGCATCCCCAATCGCAAGAACTATGTGGATTACGTTGCTGGAAAGGAGTATAATACTCTAGAGGAGTGGGCAGTGGATAACGGCAAGACGCTCAGCGATATCCTGTATGGCATCAACTACGTCCACTTCATCGACCAACAGTGGGCATACGGTCCGGTAGTGTATCACATGCCTCTCGATACTCTGGTAGAACACATCATGCCTCAGAAGAAGGTTGAGAACAAAGACCCTGCGATGGTTATTATTGACCGAGAGCGAATGACGCGCCTCATTGGACTGATGGAGGAGGCAACTGCGGAACTAAAGGAGTTCGTTTAGCGATCGCTCAAACGAGTTTCGTAACTAGAAAAATCATCAAACGTGTTCTCCAAATACTCGACTTCCAGCGTCAAATTAAACTCGGCAGTGCGATTGTCTTTTGCAGCAACTGCTCCATTTGAAGTCCAATACAAAAACCCGCTCTTGTCCTGTTGCGCATGTGTGCGAACAATGATGCGGAGCCTATCCAAATTTTCCACTGGAGGCGAATAGGTCGCAATATTCTCGAGCGCACCGTGGTCATTGTAGTTGATGAATGTCGATGCGCCGTACGTAGTGGTCGTTGCTGGTATTTTTGCAAAGAAACTGTCGGAATACGTCGAACGATTTGCTCCCACCGTTGTTTCATCTGTCTTGTTCAAACCTTCAAGTCCAATAAGAAAATAATAGGGAGCAGAAGTTATTTGTGTATCGTTACTCCAAGTTGCCACGGGGGTATTCGGTCCGTCCTTGTAGAGATGCGTAACTGCTCCTGCTGCTGAAGAAACCGACACCAAAGGCGGAAACTGGGCGTCCTTTAGGCGGATGGAGACCACCTGCTGATACGTGCGAGGAAGATAGACAACGAAATCGCCGTTCGTGTAATACTTCACCTGGTCGCGGTCGCCAGAGTCAATATGAAGAGTCTTCTTGACTCGCGTCAGAATCTTCTTGGGGCGTGACTCAGCAACAACCACGCCGTTATAATCGTATGCCCGATTCATCTTTACTAAATACAACTCTTTTATTCAACCAAAAAAGCAGTAACTTCTTCGGTTGTTTATTTTTATTTAGAACTTGAGGTTGCTCATCATGTCTGCGAAATCAGAATCCTCGACGAGCATGTCTGCCATTCTGCGCATAGACATGTTCAATCGATGATAGTCTGGAACAAAGAACGTCTTGTATATCTTAATGTCCATGCACAGACTCTGAAGAAGAACCTCGACCTCCACTGCCCACGACCGGAAACGATGGTCCTTGATGTCGGGATTGAGTCGGGACATATCGGGCCAGAAGTCGCGATACACCAAGATTCGCTCCTTATGCTCCTCCATCCAGTCCTCCGTGATTCGCATGCCCTTTTCGACATGCCGAATCGCATCCATCATGAACTCATAGTTTGTTTGCTTGTCCTCGTCGGAGTAGTCCATTTTGTGGTTTCAGTATACTCGTCACCCTCTGTACATTATTAAATCCGTTTTCGATAAATGAAGTATCTTATCGTCAAGGGATGGTTGGGATTCGGCGACCGCCTTGAAAGTTTAAAAATGGCAGTTGCCTATGCCATCCATTACAACCTACAAATATATGTTGATTGGCGAGATCCTATGTGGACGCACGGTTCCGAGGATTTTTATACGTATTTCAATCTCGTGAACATGCCGGTCCTAAAATCTCTTTCCGATATTCCTGCCGATGCAACCTATCATCCCAAATACTGGAAAGGGCATTTGGATGAGCAAATTACATACGATTTTGTTCAGCAACACAAAGACGAAGGTCTTGATTTGGGAGTTCTTAGAGAACCTTACGATGCCGATGTGGTGGTTTTTTCAAGCATGGGGTTTCGAGCCCTGTATCCGGATTCCACATTCTTCTCCAAAGTGTTTCGAGTCGTAGATCAACGAATCATTCAAAAGGTCCGCGAACATAAATCAAAATACCCAATCGAACAATCGTGGGGAATTCATATTCGCGGAACAGACCGCCTGAAACCTCATAAGCGCATGCTCAGCGTTCAGTCCATCGTTTCGAATATTACTGTGAATGGCGGAATGAACAAGGCACATATGGTTGCCGTATCCGACGACAAAGAACATTTGGAGATATGGATGCGCTATTTCCCAAGTACATATGTAGTGAGTAATTCTCAGCAGACTTTAGCAGTTGGTAAGGGAATTCACAGTTTGGATAAAAATAGTCTAAGTGGAACGAAGGATTCTGCGAATGTCGATATGTTAATTGATTTTTTCGTTTTGGCATCGTGCGAACGTATTTTTACCACCATCAAGGACAGTAGGTTCATGCAAGAAGCAAGACGCTTACACCCGTTTGTGAATGTGATACTTAGCTAAGGCGCGTCTTACACCATAAATAACCAACCCATACAAACATCATAGTCGCAGCAATAACACAGAAGATTCCTATGGGTTCCATTATTGCCGGGTTTCCACTTCTAAAACGGAAATCCATTTTCTATTTTAGAAACAGCACATATGGCACTGACGATTCACGGATACAGAATCCTGAAAACAGACGTTAAGAATCTCGTTCATCTGAAGGGCATTCTCAACGTACGCCCCTACGTCCCGTCCGTGTTCGTGAAACCCCAGTTCGTCCAGCGTTACCCGGTTTACCTCGAGTCGGAAGACTACATATACGTTCCAAAACATTATGGTATTGAGACGTTTGGGCAATACAGCACATCGTATCGGGACGTACCAAAGACAGAGGACAAATACTGGGAGTTTTCGGGCACAATTCGAGCAGCGCAAGAACCCGTCGTCAATTCCTTTCTACTTCCTACCCCCCGCGACGGCGTCATTTCCCTCCAAACAGGCGGCGGCAAAACCGTCTGTGGACTCTATATCGCATCTCAACTCAAACTCCCAACTCTTGTCCTGGTCCATTCTGGATTTCTAAAGGACCAGTGGGTCGAACGCATCCAGGCATTCCTTCCAAAGGCACGCGTAGGTATTTGGAACGAGGATACCAGCGTAGACACGTTTCTTCAAGAATTTGTAATTCGGATTGAAGGGTCTGTCATTAAATACAAGGCACCGGATACTCCCCACTTTAAACTTCTCAAAAATTTGAAACCGAGCGAGATTGATAGATTGTCTGGAATTATGGGGATCGGTGCATCATTGGATTCAATTGCCTCTGATATTGTCAGGTATACGTCGGAACACGATATCACCGTTGGAATGCTTCAAGGAATTATGCGGGAGGATGTTACTGCATCCTCTTTCAAAAAGTTAGGATTAGTAATTGTCGATGAGTGTCACCATATCGCATCGGAGGCATTTGTTCGAGTGATTCCAAAGTTGACATCCAAGCACATGCTTGGATTGAGTGCCACTCCGGAACGCAAAGATAGGTTAATGCATGTGATCAACTGGTGTTTGGGTCCGATGCTGTATCAATCCGATGCTTCTGAAAAGGTGGATTCGGGTGTTAAAGTCGAAGTGATGGAGTTTGAGACAGACGACGCAGAATTCAATACCATTATCAAGAATCACGCAGGAGTGATGTTCACGTCTTTGATGGTCAATAAACTGACAGAATACGAACCCCGAAACCAAATGCTGATTGAGTTGCTGAAGGATGTGTATGAAGATGATACTCGCCAAATACTGGTTCTTACGGATCGAGTGGAGCACACAAAGAAACTGTTTGAAATGCTTCCGCCGGAAATTCAAGCACATACTGGGATTCTCGCAAGAGGAATGAAACCTGCTGTGAGGACCGAGTTTTGTGAGTCAAAACGAATTCTAATTTCTACGTATCAATTAGTCAAGGAGGGTTTCGATGTCGCCTCTCTTAATACGCTTCTTATGGCGACCCCTCGCCCTGATATCGAGCAAATTGTCGGACGAATTCTCCGAGTGGAGAAAACGAAACGAACTGTTGCGCCACTCATCTTTGACATCGTGGATTCCACATTTCGTCGCCAATTCCAAGCACGACTATCACTCTACAAGGACCGGAATTACATCGTTGAGAAGGTCGTGATGGACTAAGCAGACGGGTCGTGATCATCTTCATCTGGCGACGGCATTCTCAAACACACATCTCCTCCCCAGTTCCCAAAATCTCCAACTTGAATTTTTACATACTTTTTAACTATCTTGGCAATATCATCTATGTCCATATCATCAACTGATTGTACCATATGACCGCACGCCCACCCATAATCACGAATGAGTTGTTCATCCTTTTCCTCAATATATTGCCCAAAATGCTTTTTGAAAATAGATACATACCAATCTGAAATTTCAGAACAAGCATCTACATATGTCCAAACATCAAACATGGGTTTCCCATACGCACACCTAACAACGTTATCTATTTTGGCAACAAGTTCAGTATTAACGAGCTCGACCCGCTCCTCCCAATACAAAAACTCGTCGGATACCATTTAATTATGTACCGGTGTCAGTGTTTAAGCAACTACAAGCGCATCAATTGCCGCAGAAGCAGTGGTGGTATAGGAAGTGAGAGAAGCGCGGAGATCACCAATCTTTTTGTCAAGAACGACCTTGTAAGATGCCTTGACGGCAGGGTCAGACACGGTAGCGTAATCTGCAGCCATCTTCTTATAATCCGTTACTGCAGACATCATTGTTTGGGGAAACAGTTGAGGAGCCGGCGACGGAAATGGTGCGCGTTGCATTTACTAGCATTCTAGAAGTTAATATTCCAACCTTGAGCACAAAACTGCCCCTCGAATCTATGATTTTTCCTTCTTTTTACCACGATTAAACTCCATCTCCCTCTCCAAAATCATATCTCGTATCCTCCCCATAATCTCCTCGGTCGCGATCTGCTCTATCTCCATAATCCCCATAGTCCGTTTCGAGTGCGTGTCCACCCTCTCCAATCGGTGCTTCTCCATCCTCCACATCCCGCGTTCCGTTGTGACCTTCCGGGGGCATGTTTTCGTCCATATCATTGACTCTATCCATCGTCTCTTGGTCCTGATCCACTGCTTCCTGCTCCCTTGCGAACATTCGCCTGTCCTCGTTCGTGATAATGTATCCTGCGAGTCCGATATCCAGCAATTGTTTGGTGACTTCGCGTTCCTGGTCCGGCATTTGCCTCATTCTCTGCTTGAATGTTTCACGCTCTTTTGCTCTCAAAGACTGCTGGATTTTCTCTGCCTCATCTCTCTTC